CATCGCCTGCTGATCCCAGGCCTCGCCGATCGCACCCAGCAATGCCTTGCGCTGACCTTCGTCGAGATCGACAAACCCCGATCCGGTTTTGGCGACCAGCGGGATGCGCATGTTGGGCGACAATTTGCCCTCGAACATCCCCTGCCCGCGGGTGTCGATCCGTGACAGCTGGGCCGGCCGACCCATCAATGCCGAGACCAGATCGGAGGCGACCCCGGTGCCGCTGCTGCTGCCGCGCGCCAACCCCTCCATCGCCCGGCGCTGCACCCGTTCGAGATCAAAGCGGGCATTGTTGGCCCAGGGCAGCCCGGCGTCGGGCGACGGCAGATAGGAGGCGAGCTCGTGCGCCTGCGCCCCTTGCGGGGTCATCGTCGAGGCCGCCTCGATGGTCGCCGTGGTCGGCGACATAAAATAGGGCCGGGTACCGCTGACCAGGTTGGGCGTGTTCGGGTTTTGCAGGACCTCCTTTGAAAACAACCCGCGGCTGGTGTCGACGCCATTATCGGCGAGCTCGCGGTTGAGCCGGTCGACGACCTGGCCGTAATCGTCCATACCCTCGATGCCGGCCTTGGCGGCGAGCTTGTCGGCGCGGGTCTGGGTCCAGCCGAGCGCCTGCAATTGCCAGCTCTCCAACGGGTTCTCGGTACCGGCCGTAACCCCCGGCCGGGCGTCGTTTTCGGCGTCCCGCAGATTTTGGTAAAACCGGCTCAAGAGCTCGTAGTAGGCGGCACCCGCCTGACCGCTTTCACTGCCCAGGAGATTGGGATCCACCCCGTGCAGTGCCGCCACCTGGCGGTCGTCGACCGATATCGGCGGCCGATCGTCGAGCCCGCCGATATGGGCAAAGGTGTCCGAAAAATTGCCGGTCTTGGCACCCGCCAGCCCCTCCGGCGACAATGCCGAGCGCACCGAGCCCGGCCCGATCAGATCGGTCGCGACCGGTAGCCCCTGGGCGTTTTCGGCGAGCACGCCGACCGCGCGGCGCATGTTGGCATAAGGGTCGGCCTGCGGCGAGGTCGCGGCGACCACGTCAAACAGCCGGCGCTGTTCGGCCGGTGAGAAATCCGGCGCGTTTTCCTGCAGTTTTTTGGTCGAGACCTCGTACCAGTAACGCGCCCGGTCGGGCTGCTGCAGTGCCTTGTCCCAAAATTGCGGCGTGCCCGGCCCAAATTCGGGGTGATCGGCGGCATATTGCGCGAGGTGTGCGGCCTGCTCGGGGCTGCGCGCACCGGTATCGGCGACGGCCCGATCCCAAGCATTCTGCAGATCATCGGCAGAGGCCTGCAGCCCGCTGCCGGGGGCCGTCAGATCATGCTGGAGCCAATCAGCCGCCGCGACCGGCTGGGTCCCGACCCCGCTCTCATAGCCGCCGACCCGCCGGCTTTCGAGCGGCAATCGGGTTTCGAGCTCGGGGGTCGAGGTATAGACCGCCCGCCCACCCGGCAGCCGCAGACCCGCCGACAAGGTTCCGGCCGGGGCGGCGCCAAGAATGTGCTGGGCGAGAAACCCGGCGGTATCCCCCGCGCTCGCCGTCGGAATCCCGGTTCGCGCCGCTTCCTGGTAGCCCTCGACCTGCCCCGAATAATCGCGCGCGACGTCGACAAACGACTGGCCGATATCGCCGAGCCGCTGCTTTACATGCTCGAGCGGCTGCTGCCAGAAATCGGCGAGGTCCCGGCCGATCTTATCGAAATAGCCAGGCGGCTCGGGCTCGGTATAGGGATCGTGATCAACCGGCACCAGGGTGGCACCACTGTCCGGGTCGACCCGAGTTTCCGACATCGGGCCCTCCCGCAGCGGTCAGTGCGGCTTTTTAGGCGACCAACAGGTATTTGCCGGGACGCCGTGGATCGGGCAGGTAATGCCGGCCGTCGGGCGCCCGGCGGGCACCGGGCACCGCCGGCGCTGCTGTGGTGCCCGGCCGTCCGGGCACTCCGGCGCCGCCGGGCCCGCCGGGCATCGGTCCGCCGGGTCCCGCTGCCGGCGAGACGGGGGGTCCCGGCGGAGAAAGGGCCGGCCCGCCGCCCATCGCCGGACCCGGCGCGGGGGCGGGCGCCGGGACAAACATCGGCGGCGGCGGCGGGAGCGCCGGCAGCGGTTGCGGCAACCCGGACATCCGCTCGAGCGTCTCCGGGTCGAAATGGCGCGCCATGACCGCACCACGCAAGCGCATCAGATCGCGGGCAAAGCGCGCCACGTCCTTTTGCGCGCGGGTGATCCGGCGGGTGGCGAATTGCGTCTTGAGCTGCTGGGCGCCCAAGGTCTCAACCGGGTTGGTCTCGCCGCGCAGAATGTCGGCGATGCCGGTGGTCTGGTAGATGATCCGCAATATGCGTTCGCGGCTGTCGTAGAGCTGGGTCAATACCCGGGCGATCTGCTCGACTGGCAGCCACTGGATCAGGTTCTGCAATCCGCCCTTGTCGCCGGCGAACCCGGCCCAATCCTCGACCGGGATCAGGCGGTTTTCCGAGCTGTCGTCGACCAGTTGCTGGAGCACCATCTTTTCCGACCCGGCATAGACGCCGGCGACCTTGAGCGCGCGGGTCAATTTGTCGATCCGGCTGGTGATTACATCGAGCTCCTGGCCCTGATCCTGATATTCGATGTAATCGGCGACGGCCACCCGCTTGTTGTTGGTCGTCGTCGCCCGCAGAGGCGGCGGCGAGGGGAAAAAGTCGGGTAATTCGAGCGGATCGTCTCGAGTATCGAGCGGCCCTTCGGAATAAGCCTTGGCGACCCATACCGCCTGGCGCTTTTTCTTGTCCCAAATCTCCCACACGGTGGCTTTTTTGAACATATCGGCGAGCGGGCCCTGGGTGGCTTCGCTAGCCACCGCATGCACCCCCGAAGGGGTGTAGTCGAGCCCGATTTTTTTGCCGAGTGCCGCACCAAACCGCTCGACCAATTCGTCGCGCGTCAAAAACACCCGGTAGGCCTTCCACCAGATCTCGTCCTCGGTGCGCGAGGGCGTCTCCCGGTAATCCTCCCAGAAGACATAGCGGATCGGCGCCCGCTCGTTGCTGACCGGACGAAAACCGGGTTTTTTGCCGTCCTCGTCCTCCTCGCCGTCGGGATCCTCCTCCTCGGCGCCAAATTCGGGCTCGTAGAACACCCGCGCCACCCCGCGGCCGGGCAATAGCCGATCCTCGACCACCTGCTGCATGACCGCGTCAAATTCCTCGATGTCCTGCTCGTAATCGAGTGCGGCTTCGAGGATCTGCGCGCCGAGTGCGGCCATGGGGTCGTTTTCGTCGCGGTGGCGGCGCGCCACATCGGGTTGCGGCGTGCGTCCGTAAAGCACCGGCTTTAGGGTTTCGACGTTTGACCACAAGATGTTGTATTTTGCGACCCGCGCCTCGTTGGCGTCGCGCTCGTCGCGGAAGCGGTCGACGATGCGCCGGCCGCGCAGGATGAAATCCTCATCCTCGCGCTCGGCGAGCTTTAGCTGGGCATTCCAGAACTGCCAGACCGCCGAGGGCTCGGTGCCGAGGTCCGAGCGCTCCTCGAGCGTGCCGACAACCGACGAGGCGACCGCCAGATCAGCCATCAGGCGGCCGGCGGCGGCCGGTCGAGGCCTTCGATCTCGGCGGCCAAGAGGCTGTCCTCGGTCTCGACGACGTGGAATTGATCGCCGTCGTTGACCCGGCGCCCCCGGCCGCCGCGAAAGGCGATCACCCGCTGGGCCACCGGGTGGCGCAGCCATTGGTCCCACACCAGCAGGCCCGCGGCGGTCTCTTCGACAAAGATCGCGGCATGGCTGCGCCCGTCGGTGTGGTTGCCGTAGCGATTATTCGGGTCAAACGTCGCGATCACCGTGCCATGCGGCAATGCGCCCCCTCGCGCCTTGCGACCCGGCCGCCAGTGCCCGGTATGCGGCAAATCGCCGGCCTCCTGGACAAAGCGCACGCAATGCCCGTTGGCGACGATCTGGCCGGCGTAGCGCTCGGGCCGCTCGACGACAAAACCCATGGGCTCAAACCCCGGATCAGATGCGGGTCGGCCGGCCGTCGATAAACCGGCCGCCGCGAAAATAGCGGGCGTCGACCTTGTAGAGCTCGTCGAGGGTCATCCCCGCGATCCCGCGCCCTTGCTCCTGGACGGGCTTGGGTTTGGAGCCGGGGACCATCTCGTCGAGCATCCGCCCGATCAGGCTGAGCGTATCAATTTGGTCGTCGTTTTTGCCGGCCGGAAAACGCAGCATTTCATCGAGCAGCCCGGCCGCCCAGGGTGCGCGCCTGGGCAGATAGACCTTGCCCATCGCCACCCGCCCGCGGATCGCCTGGCCGCGCACCGCCTTGTCGGCGGCCGAGCTGAACTGTTTGCGGTGGGCGTAGACCTTGCGCTCCAATTGGCGCTTGGTCAGAAACGGTCCGACGCCCTTCTCGATCTGCCCGGCCTCCTCGGCCCAGGTGAGCGTCTTCCACAATTCCATCAGGTCGATTACCGCCTCGACCCATTCGTTTGAGGCGGCCTGCTTGCGCCACAGATCGAGCACATAAAAATCATCGGCCGGGTCGAGCCCGCCGACCATATGCACGGTAAAATCACCCTCATTGGCCTTGACCGCGTAGTCCGAGGCGCCATAGGTGCGCAACTGGTCGCGCGGCGGCGGGCTGTCGTACCAGCGCACCCATTCGCTCTTGAAATAGTCGCCCGATTCCGGCATCGGCCGCTGTTGCCACAATGCCGACCAGTTGCGCGCGTCGCGCTGGGCGATCTCGAGCTGCTCTTGGGTGAACCACTCGGGCCACAAGCGCTCGCCGACGGTCCGGCCGAGGGCGTCGTTCTCCTCGGCGATCGCCGGCAGGTTGACCACCTCCCATTGCTCGCCGCCGACCTTGGCGTCCTCGAGGAGCCGCCCAGCGAGATCGTCCTCGTGCCAGCGGGTGCCGATGTAGAGCATCGCCGCCTCGGGTACCAGCCGAGTCCAGAAATCCGATTTGTACCATTGCCAGACATGCTCGCGGATCGTCGCACTATCGGCCTCGGCGCGGCCTTTGACCGGGTCGTCGATGATGCCGAGCCAGGCGCGCCGGCCGGTTACGCTGGCATCGACGCCAACCGCGAAATATTCGCCGCCGCGCGAGGTTTCCCAGCGCCCGGCGGCCCCGGAATCGCCCGAGAGGCCAAACCCGAAGGTGTCGCGAAAGACCGGCGAGCCGACAATATTGCGGACCCGCCGGCCAAACCGCTCGGCGAGCTCTTTGGAGTGGCTGGCGGCGATCACCGACTGGGTCGGGTGGTTGCCGAGGTACCAGCTGGGGAACAACACGCTGCCATAAGTCGATTTGGCCGACCCCGGCGGCAAAAAGAACATCAGCCGCTTGATGTCGCCCCGGGCGAGGCCCTCCAATTTGTCGAGCAATAGCTGATGATGGCGCGCCGGCGCGATTTCGGGCATCGCCAGGCCCACCCAATGCCCGAGGCTCCGGCGCGCCGCCGCGCGCACGGCCTCGGCTTCGGCCTCAACCGCGGTCTGCCCCAGTTCGGCGTCGATATGGACCCGGATCCAGTCGGGGTCGCGCTCGCCGGCAAAAGCGGCGTAGGAAAACCCCTTTTTTTCGAGCGCCGGCAGGTTTTCGGCCGCTTCCGACCGCCCGCCGGGCTGGCGAAAGAGTACGAGATCGCCCGGATCGTCGGGTCGGCGGACCAGCCAGTGCCCCGGCGGCGGCATCCGCGAGGAGCAGACAACCCCGGACCAGATCGCCCCGCCGGCGAGCGGGGTCGGAAAGGTGCCGGCCACCCGCAATGCGTCCTCAAGCACGGTTTCGGAGAGATTGCGCGCGTCGTCGAGCCACACCCCGGTCGCCGAGGCCGAAGCAAAGCGCTTTCTATCCTGGGCGTCGTCCATGCCGAGAAAGTCGAGCTCGAGCGAGCGCCGGACGCCGTCCTCCAATTGGTAATTCAGCGCGAAATAGCGGTTTTTCTCGTCATATTCGCCGACATCGAGCCAGGCCTTGAGCGCCGCGATCGTGTAGCGTTCGAGCTCGCGGCGGATCGGCGCCACGACGAGCCAGCGCCAGGCGGTTTGCTTGGCATAGCGCTGTTGGGTGGCGCGGCGGATCATGTCGTTGACGCAGGCACTCTTGCGGCCGCCATAGATCGGCCCGATCAGCGCGCGCAAAAAGGCGTTCGACGCCATAAACGCGCGCAGCTGCGCGCCTTGCGGCTCGTAGTTCTGCATCGCGTCTCGGATTTTGCGGAGGAGGGGGGCTCGGATGCACCTTTCCGAACCTGGGGCAAAAGGCTGTTAGTGCCCGCGGGCGGCTGTCAAGGGATGCTGTAATAACTTTGCAATATCCCTAGATCGGTCAACAGGATGCCGGTCGCGATCCGGGCGTCGATGCGGCCGGTTCCCCAGCCGCGTGATAAGGCGAATGATTCGATCGTCATTTCGCAGCCCAAAATGTGCCAGGCGCACGACCCGCCGGGCGAGGCGATGCCGCCCAATTGCTGCAATGAGTCCCATACCATCTCGACCGCGGTCGCCGAGCCGCGGCGGACGAGCGAGGCTCGCCCGTTGTTGTGGCTGAGCACGGGGGTCCGCGTCGGGTCGCTCGCCCACAAGGGATCGAGCCCGGCCTCGTTAAACCATTCGCGGAACAACGCGCCGGCGGCGCGCATCCCCGGCGAAATGGTGCCGGCCCGCTCCATGCGCGCCAATGTGTCAAACGCCTTCCACGGCCGGCCGATCCCGCCATTGGCGTCGGCGATCGGCTCGAGCAATCGCGCCACCGCACCGCCGGCGATGTGGTCGGCGCGAAAGCGTTCGGGTGCGGGGGCCACGATATCGGCCCCGTTGACCCGCGCCCCATTGGCCCGCGCCCCATTGACCCGTGACCGGCGCTGTCGTGTTTTCATCGTCTCCCCCAGCCTTTACTCGGATTTTTTAGCAGCAGCACCATGTTCGGCGCACCAGCTGCCCGCGGCCAACGGCTGGCCGCACCAGTGCCATGCACCCCCGGGCTCGCCGATCACCCAGCGGCAGCCGCCTTGCGTCGCGCGCTCGTAGTGGAGCCGCCGTTCGAGCCGCCGCAATGCCCGCCCGGCGACCGCCTGGTCGGCGAGCTCGTGGGTGGCGGCGCGGCGATGCAACCGCCCGGCAATCGCCGAGGCGGTGCAGCCATTGCCGATCTCGCGCGCGATCAATGCATAGCTCGCCCCCTCGCCGATCCGGCGGTCGACATAGCGGTCGCGCTCGGGGGTCCATAATTTTTTCGCCACAAACCCTCAAAACATTGTTAAGGAGTATTGCACCATAACAGATCTCGCCCTATATTCTGTTTCGGTGCATCGCACCTTAACCGATGGAAGGGCATGGCGATGAATGAGCAGATGTTGAGGATGGTGCATTCCTCCCTCATGGCATGGTTGACGAAATGTCGGGAGGAGACGGTGACCGCCGATCAGAAATTGGAGTCGCTGATGTTCAACCTGGCCATGTTGGCGCTCGCTCTAGCTGGCGGATACGAAGAAGAGGGAGACCTCAAATGAGCGATTTCCAGATTGCCGATCACGGCTCGATCATCTCGATCACGCCGATCAGCGAAGCCGCCCGCCTATGGGTCGACGAGAACGTCGTGTCCGAGCCCTGGCAATGGCGTGGCGCCGGCATCTGCGTCGAGGTTCGCCTTGCGCGCGATCTGATCGACGAGATCGCGGCCGAAGGCTTCGAAATTTCGCTGCGCCGCTGAGATGGCGGTTTACGGCTACTGCCGGGTCTCGACCGACCGGCAAGCCGAGGAGGGGGTCAGCCTCGAAGAGCAGGAGCGCAAGATCACCGGCCGCGCCCTCGAGATGGGCTGGCTGTTGACCGAAACTCTGGTCGAAAAAGGTGTGTCGGGCGGCGTCCCGTTTGCCGCCCGGCCCGAAGGGGCGCGGCTCAACCGGCTATTGCAAAAGGGCGACACCCTGATCGCCGCCAAGCTCGACCGGATGTTTCGCTCGGCGCGCGACGCCTTGAACGTGGTCAGCGATTTTCGCAAGCGCGGCATTTCGCTCTGGCTCCTCGATCTCGGCGGCGACGTCAGCGGCAACGGGTTGGCCAAAGTCATGCTGACGATGGCCGCCTGCTTTGCCGAATTCGAGCGCGACCGGATCGGCGAGCGGGTGCGCGACGTCAAGCGCCACCAGCGCCAGCTCGGCCGCTATCTCGGCGGTCAGATCCCGTTTGGCTGGCGCCGCGGCGCCGACGGCCAGATCGTCGAACATCCCGAGGAGCAGATCGCGCTGGGGACCGCGCGCCAAATGCACCGGGAGGGCGCCTCGCTGCGCGCCATCGCCAAGGGGATCAAGATCCTACACGGCATCACGATCAGCCACGTCGCGGTGCGCCGCGCGCTGCAGGAGCAGGAGACCGCGCCATGAAATGGACGATCTCGGTTTTTGTGACCGAGCCCGATGGCGGCGAGCGGCTGATCTTTGCCGCGCAGACGAGCCTCGACGAGGTCCGCGACCTCGCCCACGAGGCGCGCCGCCACGACCCCCGCCTGCAGATCTTTCTGAAGAGTCCGACCGGCCAAGTCACGATCTGGCCATAATCGGCGGTTTGACTTGTACGGCCGTTTGACCGTACCGTTGCGGCCCATGAGACGCATTGCCACCGAACGGCTCGAATTGCGGGTCACCCCGGCATTTCTGCAGCGCATCGAGGCGTGGCGCGCCGCCCAGCCGGGGCCGCCGAACAAAACCACCGCGATTGTGCATTTGATCAATCTCGGGCTCGAGGCGGCTGAACTCAGTAGGAAAGGGCTTGCCTTATTTGGCCGGCCCCATCCCCCCGTCCGCCGCACCCGCGGGCAACCTGACGAGACCTGACTCCTTTGTTCCCCAAGGATGATCCCCTATCCCTGCCGCCGCTGCCGGTGCTGCGTTGGACAGCGGCCCGCAAGGCGGCAGTATTGCTGGCGCTGACCGCCCGCGTCATCACCACCGCCGAGGCCTGCCGCCGCTATGGGCTCAGCGAGGAAGAGCTCGCCCAGTGGTTTGCCGTCTTCAAACGCTACGGCTTGCCCGGCCTGCGCACGACCCGACTGCAGCGTCTGCGCAGCGGGTTTGCGCTTCCGCGGCAGCAGCGCCGCGGCCGCCCGCGCCGGCCGCCGCCGGACAAATAAATCTTGCATATGTACGGCTATGGACGTACATACAGAGGGACGGATCGACGCCGCTCCCCCGCGGACACTCGCGAGGGCTCGGGGGTTCCGCCCCGAGTGACCGGGGCTCCCGAGGCTGTCCCCATCGGCCTGTCGCTGGCGACGGTTGCAGCCCGTCCCCAGGCCCATCAATGCAGCGGGGAGCGGCGACGGTCGGTCGGACCCAAACTTTTCTATATATTTTTTAAAGACTTAGAGGCTGTCACGCCTGCCCTCCCTATTGACCCTTTAGCCGAATTCTGCGGTCACCCCCCGGGCAGGGGTACCCCCCCTCAAAAACCCATTACCCTCTCGAAAACCAACGATTAGGTCCCGAATATGCTGCCGGCCGGCGATTTCCCTTAGCGCAGCCAGGCCAGGAGCCACCAGACCGCCGAAGCGATCACTACCCATAGCGGGACCGCAAAGAGCGCCCCATAGCACAACCCGCGGATGATGAGTCGACGGTCGCCCGCGGCGTTGCGATCTTTGTCAGGATCGCAACAGCCGCTGCTTCTGTTATGGTGTGGTGGCACGCGTACCAGATAAGCCGCTGATTTTCATGCGGCTTCCTGCTGCTGGTCGTCGGTGAGCAGATCCAGGTGGTCAAGGACCTCGTCCTCGCCATAGGACCACGGCAAGGTCACCGGCTCTCCATCCGGCGCGCCTTGCGGCTTGACTGTCAGAGTGGCCAGCCGCTGGTGGCTGTAGGGAAGGCTCGAAGCTAGAACGCCGGCCCACCACTTTGCAGCCTCGAAGCGCTCGCAGCCCAAGACCTTGGCGAGCTCGGGCAATACTCCTGGTGCGAGGATAGGCAACGCCGCGACCTCGATCGCGCGCGCCAAAGGATCGCCAAAGCGAGCCATGTAGAAGCGCGCCGCCTCGTCTGTGCGTTTATTGCGCGCACCCGGCGGTCGACCCGGTCCCGACCGCGCTACCACCTGAGCGGGTGCGCCGTTGCCCAATCGAGGCGCCCCCAAAGCCTCGAACAGATCGAGCTGGCAACCATAGCGCCGCAACTCCTCCGCGCGAGCTTCGCGGACGACGTCGGCCAATGCCTGCTTATGACCGGTTTCAGCCATCTAACCACCTGCAGCATCGAATAAAAGGCCATTATTTAATTGCACAACCGGTGACCCGACAAGCTCGGGGGTGAAACCCGCGGAAAGGCAGAACAGGTAATTGGTCTTACGCGCATCATGCGCGCGCGCACACATAGCAACTTTCCGTTCCGGGCTTTCAGCGGGTTTCCGGATGCACAGTGTTGCCACATTACGACACCAACCAAAACGGGCACACCGTGGTCTTGGCGATACTTATCCACGGGTCACACCAGCAGCCCATCTAATTGACCCTTGAGAGCCAAACCGACAATGCCGTGGCGGCGCGTCTTCTGCTCCTGCCAACGGTCAAACCCGAGGCCTTCGAGCGCATCGACAAAGCGGTTCTGCGGCAGGACATATTCACCGGCCGCCTTGGTTTGTTCTTTGTAGTCCGCGTAGAGATCCCGGGTCAGCGAGCGGAACGGCGGGCCCGAATTACAACGCTCATCGATCCATGCTTGCAGGATATCTTCATGGATAAAGTATTCGTTGGTGGCACGCGTCACAATCGGCGGTGGTCTCAGACCGTGCAATCGCCACAACACGGCGCCCAAGACAGCCCATCGCATGATCCCGCCGAGTTCGCTTTTCAATTTGTCGATCAGGTGCTTATCGACCACGCTCGGGCGGTGCATAAACGGCAATAAATGCATTCGCCGACGCATCGCCGAGGCGATCGACGAGAGCCGCGGGCGGTGGTTGCCGTGAAACAGCAGCAGGCATTGCGGGTAGTAGGAAAAATCGTTCTTGTGCATAAAATGCGCATCGACCAGGTCGCGGCCAGTGAGCTGGGTCATGCGCTGCTGATCCCAGCGCCGCCCCTCGTCGGTCTCGGCCGCAGTGACCAGCCGCTTGCCGACGAACTTCGCAATATCCTGCGTGTGACGTTCCGCTTGGGTCGCCACAAACGTCGACATCGAGGCATTGCCGGCATATGTCCCATGCAGCGCCCGCAACAATTCGACGAATTTGCTTTTGCCGGTGTTTGAAGGACCATGGAGAAAGACAAATATTTCCTCCTCGGTCGACCCGGTCAGCGAATATCCGACCAGCCGCTGCAAATAGTCCTCGTAGTCGCGGTCACCATCGGTGATCTCGCGCAGAAACCGCGCCCAGGCCGGGCTCGAGCTCTCGGCGGGTGCAGCACCGGCCATCTGCGTCATCAATCGCCGGCGATCATGCGGGTGCAGTTCGCCAGTAGACAGATCGACAATGCCGCCCGGTGTGTTCAACAGCATCGGGTCGCTGTCGAACTCATCGGTTGTCCGGCCGATCCTGTCGTCGCTGCGCGCCAATCGCTCGACCGACGCGATGGTCGACCCCTTGCACACCTGACGGGCCAATTGACCACTGTCGATTTTCGCCGACGTGGCGCGGCAAATCATGCGCACGCGTTCGGTTACCCCCCCGCGCTGGTCGGCCCGCCAGCGCTGACCGTCCCAACTCAGCCACTTCTCCTCGGCCTTCACGTAATGCCAGTCGCCAACCAATTTACCGGCCAATTGCAATGCCAATTCATCATCCGAGGCCCAAGTCGGCGCCGGACCCTCGTCGCCCGGCGGCGGGGCAGCCGGCGGACCGCCACCACCACCGCGCCGATCATCCTCGCGGGCTTTGCCCTCGCGCCAGAAATTGAGATTGACGACCTGTGCGGCCGCTGCATCAACCGAGGACTCTTCGGGCATCGCCTGTTCCCCCAGCGATCATTAGTTCATGTTGAACGTATTCGTTGCAGTCTTTGACGTATACGGGAGGAGCCCAATAATAGACTGTGCGGCCCTCGGCCTCGAAGCGGGTGATTACTTTTCGCAACAAACGCCGCGCCGGCGACAATTGCACGCCCTTGCCGTCTGCGGTGATGCGCGGGTCGCGCTGCGAGAGGATGCGGATCTCGGTAAATTCGGGCGGCAGAGCTATTGCCATCATAAACGACAGCGAGACCGCGCAGGCCGCGCGCCATTGCGGCTCGAACTGCACATAACTCAATAGGTCCTCGATGCCCTCGGCCAATAGCAATGCCTCTCCCGGCTTTAATGAATTCCACGGGCCGCCATTGCCGCGCCACAACCGGATGTAACCGCCGCGGAACGCGCCGAGGCTGAGCTTAGGGTCCTGCAATGGCGCCTTGCCGACCTTGGGCTGGTCCTCGAACGCGAGGTTGCGTTCGGCGAGCCAGGTGCGATGCACCGCGCAATTGCGCCCTTCGGCGTCCCCGATCAATGCCACCATCGCCGGCCAAGCGCGCCGCGATTCCCAATTCCACAACCCGGGATGACAACGCAACGCCGCAGGCAGGCGCGGCAATCGGCCGAGGTCGATGCCGCGGTCGGCGAGATAGCGCCACACAAAATCGCCGCGCTCGAGCGGGTTGGAGGCGAGCCATATCGCCATGACCCGTTTGCGATGCCGCACCAGCTGATCCTCGGCCATCGCCCGGCCGGACCCGGCGGTCGGCGCCGGCCGCTCGCGCGGGCATTCGGGGCGGCCGAGCCATTGGCGCGCCCAATCCATCGCCGCGACCAGGTCGCCGTGGCAGGCGATCTGGGCGACCAGGTCGAGCGCGTCCCCGTGCTCGCCCGAGGCATAGTCATACCAGCGGCCGCGCTTGAGCCCGCCGAGATTGACGGCGAGTGACTGGCCCTCCTCGCCGGCCAGCGAACCGACGCGCCACCAGACGTGGTTGCGCTTGCCGCGCGGCAACAGCTCGGGCGCCAGCGAATGCATGCGGGCCCCCAGCTCGCGGGCGAGCTCGGCTGCCTCGCGCTTCATTCCAGACCGTCCAGATCGTTCGGATGCGCCTGGCGCACCAGCGCGACCACCCGCGTGCTAAAGGCATCGCGCAACCGCTTCGTGCGCCACTCCAGCACGGCGTGATAAATCCGCTGGCCATCAGCGCCGATGCGGGCACGACCCTCGCGGTCGACCTCCAGCATGCTCGGCACGCTCGCCCACACCCCGGCATCGCCGATCAGCACCGGACAGTCGTGAATCGTCAGTCCGATCGGCAGCTGCACCGTGGCGAATCCGAGCAGTTTGCCGGCGCGGATCGACTGCCAGGTGATCAACCGCATTTGCTTCTCGGCAATCACGCCGCTGCCTCCTCGTCCTCCTCGTCGGGGGGCGGGCGCACGACATCCTCGAACAGCATCGCCGAAATGATGGGCGGCAAGCTCAGCCCGCTGCTGTTGAGCAGGGTCAACGGCTCGATCAGATGCACCGCGCGGCCGCGCCCGGCGACGCGATCGATCCAGATCGGAAACTCACCGAGCCGGGCGCTCATGCCGAATTCGCGCGCCAATGTCTCGACCGCCACGCGGGGCGGCGGCCCCTTGGCGCGGCTGACCGCGAGGTGACGGCACAGCCCAAAACCCGGCGCGTCCTCAAAGCAGAACCATGCCAAATAGCCCTCGTCGATCATCACGCAGCGGCCGGGATCAAGTGCCACCGCCTGGCCGCGCTGCGACTGCCGGATCTGCCGCTTGACCGCGGCCCGCGGCACTGGGTGTTCGAGGACGCGGCGGATCAGCCGGCCGATCTGCTGCTGCGCCGTGCGGTCAAGGATCAGCATTGCGAAAACACTTCGCAGCGATCTTTGCTTCCCGATCGACGGCCGCCAGCATGCGGTCATAGCCGATGTCGCAGAGGAAGATTTCGACCTGGACGATGTTGTCTTCAGTCACCCCGCGCAGGACCGCCATTTCGCCGGCGACCAAGCGTTCAAAGGCTTCGGCATCGACCTTCGCGCGCACCACACTGGCCGAGCCCTGGTGCATTCGGCCGCCATTCATTCGTCACCTGCCGGCGGCCAGCGGTAGGGTGCAAAGTGGGCGTTGCGCCAGGCGACCATGCGATCGGCGAGATTGATCGCATCCCAGATCTTCTCGGGCTCGTGCATGGCAAACGAAAGCGCCAGCTGAGCCCACATGCGCACGATTGTCGCCGCCGCGGGATCTTTGGCCCGCAATACAAAGAGCGGCTCGTCGCCGGCGGCGCGGCTGAGGCAACTCTCGCCCAGCGCCAAGCCTTCGAGCTCCTCGTCCTTGGTAGCCATAAACGGCTACTCCTTGTCGCTGTCGGTTTGCGTGCCGGGTTGAGCCGGGCCCACCACAGCCGGCTCGTCGGGTCGGCCACCCGGTCGCGGATGACCGAGCGCCTGCCCGGCACGCAACTCCTTTGCCGAGGGCCGGCGAAAGCGCCCGGCGCCGCCGGCGGCCCGGCTCCGCAAATAGGGGACCGACAAGTGATAAGATTTGCCGCCAACGATCGAGCCTGCTTTAGCCATTGATCACCCCTCCGGTTTTTCGCCCTTGATCTGGTAGAAGGTTGCCGACGATCGTCTGCAATGCCTGGATGTGCGCCATGATCACCGGCCGCGCGGCGGCGCTGTCCATCCTGCGAACGGTCACCAGGAACAGGGCGCCGATGGCGGCAGCCCCCACGATCGGCGGATAGCCCAGCCGGCCGAGATCATCGGAAAGGCCGATCACCAGGTCCTGCAGCCGCTTGTCGTCGGCCAGACGATCGAGGCAGGCAGTTTCGGGTCGGTCGCTCATGATGTCATTTCTCCGGTTTGATCAGCCGGGCCAATGCCGGCCCATGCTCGGTTTCCAATTGCGTCACCGCCATCAATGCCACCGCCAATAGCGAAGGCGGCCGCTCGCTGAGATTGCGCAATAGCTCGCGCGCGCTGAGCCCGCGCTGCAGACAATCGCGGCTGGCGATGATGCACACGTCATGGATCAGCGCATCGAATGGCGCGCCGGCGCGCCCGCTGCTGTCGAGAAAGAATTCGCAGCCGCGCCCGGCGCCGTCAAAGCCGGTGGTAAAATGCCAGTGCCGGCCGGTCACCGGATCGGCCAGTCGGCTGGTGATGATCGGCCGCCGGGTCGGCAGCCGCAGTCGCTCAGGCATAAGGTCCCCCTTTCCCCCAGGCGCATCGCTATTGCGGGGTTCTCGTCGGCGGAACCAGTGATTTTGCGCCAATAGCCGGGGTCGCCGACTGGTGGCGCCGACGAGTCCGTTGCCGGTGATCGGCGGTTGTCAAGCGCTGATTTTGATGCACCGGCTGCCCACAGCCTTGTCCACCCCGCAAACGTGAAAAGCGCGTGAACGCCGGCATCGGCGGACATCAAGACGCGGTAGAAAAGCGTGAAAAGACCGGAACAAGCGGGCAACACCAGTCCCCCAGTGACTTTTTTGGGCTTTTCGTTAACTATTAACCACTTGACAATGGGGTGCTCCACGGCCTGCGATGACGGCAACAAAAACATCATCAGACGGGAGCTTTGGTCGGGTGACGATTCCCCGATTTACCGCCGCTGAGCAGATATTCGAGCGCGCCAAAGAGCTCGATGCGGCACTCGGCGCGACCGGTCTATCCCCGCAGTTGCGCTGCGCCGTACTCGGGGCGGCTTATTTGTTAGCCCTCGAGCGCCTAACCGAGACCGAGCGCGCCGTGGCTCTTAGCGGCTTTCTCATGCTCTCATCGCTGGTCGACGACTGGATTGCAGCCGAGGCGGACCGGGAGAAAGCCAATTGAGCGAGCTCGAACGCTTTGAAAATTATTTCCGCGACCACGCGGTCGATCAGGACCCCAATGCCGGGGCCTATGCGCTGGCTTATGCGGTATTGCGCCTGTCAAGATCGGTCGACGGATTGACCAAGGTGTTTGCCCCGCAAGGGCTGGGCACCTTTGAAGGCGATTATTTTCTGGTGCGCCTGGCGCGCCGGCTCGACGAGCTGGTGGCGATCGGCGGCCAGCTTGTGCAGCAGCGCGGCCTCGACCCCCCCGAGGCCCGCGAGTTTCTGTCGAGGCGACGACCAGCAGGAGGGGGGCGCCGCAAACAAGGAGATTGAAATGGCCGTACATTCGCCCCAATATTGGACGGTCGACGAAATTGCCGAGCGCTACAAATACACCCCGCGGCACATCCTGGAACTGATCAAGCGTCATGATCTGCCGGTGCTCGGGACGCGCACGCAAATCCGCTTCGACGAGGCCGCGGTAGCAGCTTTAGAGGAAGCCATTCGATGTCCCTCACGATCGTCAGACGAAAAGACACCGGAGCCCTCACGATCTCGGGCTATGTCTACGGGCGGCGGGTACAAGTCGGTGCTCAATCGAATGACCCGAAGGTTGCAGCAAGAGAAGCAGCGCTCTACGAAGCCGAGCTCATCAACGAGCACTTCCACGGAAAACGTCGTGGGGTTTGGACCTTCGCCTACGCCGCGGAACAATACGAGCTAGCGACCGCACCCAAGGGCAATACGATCAAGCGCTTGCGCCGGCTGATTGCAGCGCTCGGCGACGCGCCCTTGCGCGAGCTGAACCAGGAGGCATTGAACCGGCTGCAACGCAAGATGCTGCGCCCCAACCCGGCACCGGCCACCGTATTGCGCGAGATCATCACCCCGGTGCGCGCGGTCATAAATTACGCGATCGAGCAGGGCGAGGCCGACCCGATCCGCTTGCGCTCGCCCAGGGTGCCCAAGGGCCGCACGATCTATCTGTTGCCGGGCGAGGCCGAACGGCTGATCACGGCCGCCGCGGCGCATCTCAAACCGCTCTTGGTGTTTCTATTGGGCACCGGGGCGCGGCTCAGCGAGGCCCTCGAGCTCGATTGGCGCGCGGTCAAACTCTCCGAGGCGCGGGCCAGTCTGCGCAAGACCAAATCGGGCCGGGAGCGGCACGCCCACCTGCCGCCGCACACGGTCGCAACGCTCGCCAATCTCGAGCACCGCGAGGGGGCCGTTTTTCTGCGGCCGGAGCGGCGTAGCGGCCGGATATTGATGGTGCCTTATGCCGCCTTTGACCGCGACGAGCGCGAGGCCGGCGGCCAGATCAAGACCGCCTTTAGGGGTGCGATGCGGCGCGCCGGGCTCGGCATCGCCGGGCTCAGCCCGCACGCGCTGCGCCACACCTGGGCGAGCTGGCACAACGCCATTCACAAGGATCTGTTGCGATTGCAGATCGACGGCGGCTGGTCGTCGATCAACCAGGTGGTGCGCTACGCCCACCTGCTCGACGAAGGCCAAGAGGCGGCGATTGCCGCGTTCTGGAATGGCGGCGGCGAGGCCGAACAGCTCAGGGTTCGGGCATGATCGCGGGATGATCGCGGGATGAGTGATGACAAAAAGCGTCATACACGTCAGCAGCTTATTGATTTGGTTACGCGGTCTTTCCTTGCCCTGAAGTGGTGCGATGAACACGAGGGCGAATGTCTCGGGGATCATCCGAGCATAATGCGGCGATTCCGGGTTCTTTTGAACGATTTAGAGGAGGTCGCCGCGAGGTCTCAGTCTGGGCCATCGCGATGGAGCGGCTAGCCAAGGCGGAGGAGATACTTCAAAAGGGCGCGAGCTACCTCAAGCTGTTCGAGGCTGAGCAGGCGAAGTTGGTGGCGACGGCGGTGATGGAAGATAAGCCGGAGGGTGAAGATGAAAGCGAGTGACGAAGGGCCTGTTCGCCTAGACACAAGCGGAGATGAATTGAAGATGCTCCGCGATGTTGTCGTTCGCGCGGCTGGGCTTACTGGTGGCGCGTATATTCAGTCGGCTGAGATCATGTGCGGGCGAGCGCATCGCCTATTGTGGGCTGCCTGTATGGGCTCCCCGACAATCAGGGGGTTCCTCGGATATGGGGGGCCAGAGGCTGAGCGGGACATCCTAGGGGGAGGACAGCTTTCGTGACCCCACACCTTGCGATTCTCGACCTTGCGATTCTCGATGAGTAAGCCCCGCCCATTCCCTCGCGAGGCCGAGTTGGTGCTAGCGAACCTGCTGGCGGCGATGCAGGAGGCCCGCGGGTATATCCGCGAACTCTGTGTACAGATTAGGGAGAACGAGGACCGCATTGCGTTTTTGGAGGGGGAGGCAACGGCTGACGAGCGCCCGAGCGACAAGACCATTTGGTGGGCCTGGAGAAACGGCACGCACGATGGCCAGGAGCGCTTTGTCGCTTATGACCAAGAGTTCCCGGTGCGCCCGGATGGCGGCGATCCTCTGACATCACGGAGTATCTGACGAGGCAACGTGTCAGTAATCCAGGGCACAAACGGAGGGCGGCCTTCCGATACCCATCCTAGAAGATATGTTCCGCAGACACTAATCACACCGATCAGGATTCCGACCTCTACAAGAGACATCTAGTCCACCACCTCGGTCTTGACCGCGATGCGCGGCGGATCAGCGTCGTAGCCGTTGGACAGCGCCTCGCTCGATGGAAAAAATACCACGCTTTTCGGGACAATGCGGTGACGAGGTGGTGACGAGCCCCCAAAAAATAGTGCTAACCACCTGATCTTACGTCAGGAAATCGCCAAGCCTCACTCCCTTGGTAAGGGAGAGGTCGTAGGTTCGATACCCACCGGCAGCACCAGCCTTTCCGCTCGAAAAACTGCATCTTCTTCAAGATCTTAGCCGTCACGGCCAACAACCGAAAATGACATCGGTCAACGGATCAAAACGGCAACGCACAGCAAAAAACGGTGACCGTTTGGTGACGACGTGGTGACGGCGTTCCGGGTTTGGTGACGAGGTGGTGACGAGCGTTCCGGATTAGTTCTCATCTCTGGGGAGGTTGTCAGCAAATCTTACAGCCAGCAGGATCGGCCGACCAAGCCGGTTGCGGCGGATAATCAAACGCTTAACCCCCTGCGTCAGAGGGTTACCTGAGGTCGGGTGCTGTCGGCAAATTTTACACTCGCGTCAGGCGTGCAGCAAAAAACCGCAGAACCCCGCCAGTGGCATGAAACTTGCCGTCTTAATTCTGACCGCCGCACCAAACCAACGGGAGTCTCTCCATGCACAAGAAGCTACTGCTCGCCGGCGCCGCCGCCATCGCACTCGGCATCGCCGCCGGCCAGGCGCAAGCCGTGCCGGTCTGCACCGGCACGACCACGACGGTCGCCAGCGGCGGCAGCGTCACCGCGGCGTTTCTTCTGACACCGGGCAACTGCGTCAATGCCGGCGACAAGACAATTGGCAATGGCGCCGTGTCCGGCGTGCTCACCGGCACCGGCAGCGCCAGTTTCACCTTCCTGATGACCCCCGGCGATGTCACGATCGGCTTCGCCGGCACGGTCGCCCCGAGCTCGGTCGGCTCGCTGGTCTATGATGTCGCGATCAACCCCGCGCTTGCCGGCAATTTTCAGATCGACGATCTACAGAAGGACTTCACGCTCAACGCCAGCCCGACCGGCTCGGCCGCCACGGCCACCTTGACCGGCTTTACCGACCCGGCCTCGATCATGTTCAGCTGCACGCGAACCGTGAACCCGCAGACTTCGAACTGCCCGCAAACCGCCAGTTTCTCCCCGGTCTTGGATCTCACCGTCAATGAGACGATCACCACCGGTGCCAACGCCGTGGTGACGGCGCTGACCGACACGATCTCGCAAATCCCGGTGGTGGCGACCCCCGAGCCCGCCTCGTTGGCGATCCTCGGCACGGCCTTGGCCGGCATGGGCTGGCTCGCCCGGCGCCGCCGCCGGGCCGCCTGACCGGCCCAACGATAAAAAATGACCCCGATCTGGTTTGCCCTGACCGCGCTTGGCGGCCTCGCCGTCGGCGCCGGGGGGGGGTGGCTCCTGATAACCCGCATCTTGGATTGGGGGAATGCCCAAACGCCGGCCGGCCGAAGACCCTGATCCCGCGCAGCCGCCGCCGCCCGGGTGGGCCAAGCCCACCGGGATCAACCGGTCGACCCTGGCCATGATCGACCCCGACATCGCCGCCGGGATGGAGTTTCTCGCCGGTCTCGACACCAGGCTGCGGGTCATCGACACGCAACTGCGCCTGACCCGCCGGCAGTTGCGCGAGTTCGACCGCCGGCTCGACGCGCTAGTCAGCCGGCGCACCCAGACGCTCGACGCGATCAGCCGCCGGCTGGCCGCGCTCGAGGCCGCACTCGCCGCCCGCAAAGGTGCCGCGGCATGAACCGCCGGCGCAAGGCCCAACCAGGCCCGCGGCGGTGCGCTTGGGCCAACTGCCCGAACCAATTCAACTATGTCGGCGACCCGCCACCCGGCTGGTTCTCGTTTATGACCTTCGTGCCCAAGCCGACAACCGACGAGATCGACGACCGCTTTGGCTTTGGCGGGTGGCTCTGCCCCGATCACATGCTCGAATTTTGCAAGCTGACGGACACCGACCTGAGCCGAATTCCCGGCCTGCCCAAGCAAAGCTGAAGCTTAGGCGACAGGTTTTGCCGGGACGCCGCGGGTCGGGCACGTAATGCCGGGCCGTCGGGCGGCCCGGCGGGCGCGAAATCGGCCCGCGTTTACCAGGTCGCCAGATTGCTCGCCGCCTGCCATAAGAGGCTCGTCGCCCCGGTCTCGGCCTCCGGCGAGGGTGCCACCTGCCAGCCGATCGCGAGGATCCCGACCAGCGCGTCGAGCACCGGCGGTACGGCGATATAGCAACGCCGCTTGATGCCAAACCCGGCTTCTTGGCGCTCCTCTTCGCCGTCGTTGGGGTCGAGGTCGTGGCACACCGGGCGGCCCTCCAGAAACGCGGTATAGCGGACCGGGTCGCGGATCGCGCCATATAGCGGGCGCGGGTTGAGCTGGGGCCGCCAGCCGGGATCGTCGCGGCGCACCCCGTCAAGGTTTTTGATCAGGTTGGCACGGATCGAGACCTCGGCCAGCGCCACCATGTCGGCGTTGGTCTCGGCCATCAGCCGGGCCGCCGCCTTGGGAAATCGGCCGGCCTGGAGTTGCGGCTTGACCCAGGCCTGCAAGACCGCCTCGGCGAGCTCGGCGCGGTTCTCCCACAACACCAGACCGATGCCGGCGGCCGCCCCCAGCACCACGACCGCGGCGATCTTCCACGGCTTGTCGACAAAGGCGAGGACTTTGTCGAGGAGCGCGGCCGGCGGCGTGCCGGGAGGGCTCAGGGTCGCCCCGGTACCAGCGGCGCGCGCGCCTCGGCGGGCAGCGGGCGCGGCGGCGGCGCCAGCGGCTCGCCCGGCGGCGCGCCGGGCGGCGGATCGGCCGGCGGCACCGGCGGCGGCGGCGGGATCAACGGCTCCTCGCGCGGCGCGCCCGGTTCATTCTCGGTTGGCGGCGGCGGGGCCGGCGGGTTCTCGTGCTCGTCCTGCATGTCTGGTTCCTCTCTGGCGTGATCAAAAGATGAAGAGCGCCCGGCCAATGCCGCCGGGACCGCTGCCGGCATTGCCGGCCTGGACCGCCTCGCCGGCAAACACCAAATTGCCGCCGACCGCCACATCGCCGCTAAACGACGCGCTAGCGCCGTGCAGGCTGCCGTCGACGGTGGCGCTGCCGGTGATGTGCAGCACATCGGCGGTCAACCCGCCGCCGACCGCGAGAGCGTTATTGGCGGTCAGGCTGCCGTCGACGGTGGCGCTGCCGGTGACGAGCAGCACATCGGCGGTCAACCCGCCGCCGACCGCGAGGGTGTGGTTGGCGGTCAGGCTGCCGTCGACGGTGGCGCCGCCGGTGACGAGCAGCACATCGGCGGTCAAGCCGCCGCCCACCGCGAGGGTGTTATTGGCGATCAGGCTGCCATTGCAAACCACCGTGGCGGACAAGGTCGAGGCGCCGCCGACCGACAGTCCGTTGAGTGCCGTCGCCCCGCTCACCGCGAGCGTGCCCGCCGCCAGGCTCGCCGCCGCGAGCGCGCCGCCGATAAAGACCGCACCGCCGGTGTAGGCGTCGCCGGTCAGATGCAGATCGCCGCCGATCGTGGCGTTGCCGCTGGTGGTCAATGCCGCCGCCGCGAGCGTGGCGCCGATCGTGGCGTTGCCGGTGGCGGTCAACGTGGTCGCGGTCAGATTGCCGGTAATCGTCGTGTCGCCGGCCGCCTTGACGATCTGGTCATAGCGCGCGTAGTCGGTCGGCTGGGTCGCCTGGGCGACATTTTGATGCTTGAACCCGGCCATCGACAGATTGCCGCTCGGCACATTCTGCCCGTCGCGCGTCAAGGTGTTGTTGATGCCGCCAACGATGTCGTTGGTGTCGGTATCAAAGCGATCGGCCAGAATGTCAAACCCGGCGGCCGCATCGGCGGTCCACGAAAACTCTCGGCGAAACACCCCGCTTTCCCAACCCATAGCCGCACCGCTCCCTTGTAATCCCCGACAATTTGCCCGACGCTCCGGGCAATTAGTGCCGTGCGATCGGGGGATCTCTGATTTGAAGAGCGCGCATCTCGACCTGCGCGTCGAGCCCGGATTGGTCGTGGCGATCGACGCCTGGCGCAACCTGCACCGGCTGCCGCCGTCGCGCGCCAAGGCCATCGCCTACATGCTCGAAAGCTGGCTCAAAGAGCACGGCTCCGAACCGATCGTCGAGGAAACGCCGCGGCGTCCACCGCGCCCCCGCTAAAAAAACCTCTTGCAATCTGCCCGAATGATCGGGCAGATTTGTCGATGAAACAGGGCACCGGGAAGAGAAATGAGCGACCACAACAATCGGCCCTTTACCCATGCCGCGCGATTAGCCGCCCAGGCCATTATCGCGGTCGATCCATGGGAAAAGCAATTATGGCTCGACGAGGCAAATACGGCGTTGACCCGCGCCTGGACCGAGCTTCACGCATCCATCAAACCAGGAGGAGAAGCATGGCTCGCAAGAGACCCGGTAAACAGCTGCTGA